TTACCTACTAAGTTTGTATAAAATCAGTTGATTAATAGAAGTATTTTCTAGCTCTGCTTGTTCTGCTAAATGTTTGTGCAAGCTTTTAGGAATTCTAGCCAGTATTTTTCCAGAGTAACTTTCTTCAATCGGCTCTGGAATAACCTCTCCATCGTCTAATCTATCTTCAATGGCCAATTCTAATGCTTCATAAATATTGTCGTAAAGCTCTTCAATTGTATCGCCTACTGTTTTAACATCATATATCTCTTCGACCCTACCAGCATAATAATGACCAGTTTCATCATTTATTTCTTTTGTAATAATTGTGTAAGGCAAAGAAAGATAATAATCTAAGTTTTTTATCATAGTTGTCATTGCTTTCCTACAAATGGGATAGTAAATATTGTAGATAAGCCTTAAGACTCATCTACAATGTTTAATATTTCATCAACCAAATATTTTTTTATAGGGTTATAGCTAATTACTAAAGTAAACCATCGCCCATCACTTTTTCTTTTAAAGTGTTTATGTGATCCTTTAGTATTTCGATGTGTAAAGCCCAAATTTATTAATACTTTTTCTGCTTCTTTTGGACTTATACCATTTGGCTGATGCCTCATCTTATCGATGAGTTTCTCATCACGATTTCCCATTTGCACCTCCTTTCATTTATAATGATACTATATATAGTATCATTAGTCAATAAATGTATAAAAAAAGAACAGCATGGGCTTGCTGTTCTGGTGCATTGGGTTGCGTGATGTTTCAATAGAATAATACTATATATGATACTACTTGTCAAGTACTATTATAACACAAAAAAAGGACAACCTATAAAGATTACCCCACTTCTTGCCCTGGCAGACACATCTGCCCATCTGTACTCACAAAAGGACTTTTTGCTTTCCGACTAGTCTTATTTATTATACCACATAAAAGTAGGAACGCATAGAATGCAGTGCCATTAAAACTTATATTTTTAACTCTATTAGACTATACTATTAATTACTAATTCCTAAATACTCTTTTAATGCAGCTTGTAACACTTGAGAAAAATTCACACCGTTTTCAATTGCTGCATCATTTAACCACTTAGGCACTGTTAAAGTCTTTTTTACTGCCTTATTAGAAAATTTATCTCTAACTAAAGGCATCCATATTTCTACAAGTATAATGTTTTTATTTTTTAATTCATTTAAATTAGTAGCCTTTGGAATGTCTTCGCCCTTTTCTTCTAAGTCATAAAGAACAAGCTCCAATACTTCTTTAGCAGAAGTGTTGATTTCATCAATATCATCAGCAAATGTAAATGCATTGTCAAAATCAGGAAAATTAATATAGTAGACTTTTTCATTTTCATCATACTTTATAACAGCGGGAAAAATATACTTATTTTCCATATTAATTACCTCCAATTCTGTAGAGAAGTTAGGGCTAAAACTTTAGCCCCGTTTTTCTTTCAATGCTGGCAACTGTACCCGATGGTATATCCTTTTTGGTACATTTGATAGGGACAGTTTGGTTAGTTTCTAGATTTTTATAAATCTCATGAGATCCATTTGTCCTATCAAGGACCCATCCATTTGCCTTTAAAATTTTTATAACTTCTCTATAAGTCTTTGTTGCCATATATTTCCTTTCTCGAGATAGGTAAGATATGGGCTGGGGTATGACGTCATATATCATATGACACTTACATTATATACGTATTTTTCATACGTGTCAATATTTTTTTACAAAAAAAGAGGGCCAGCACACTGCCAGCCCAGAGTTAAACATTTACTATATCTTACTACTTATTTTTTTGTTTTCTAACTTCTGCCTCAACTACATCTGTGAGGTAGGAGTCAAGATCATCATATGTTTTTGATAAAACATCTTTACTTGCATCATCTAAGTTCCTTTTTATTTTAGCTTTTGCTTTATCCAAAACTTCTCTTTGAGCTTTTTTGTCAAAGTTAAGCTCTGGCGAGTTTTTTAAAGGGTCTACTATAGTTTGATTAAGACTGCCTACTATGGTCTCTGCTAGATCTAGCAGTGTAGTGTTGCGTTACGTAGTAACTCGTTATCTATAAGCTCAGCCTTTGCCTTTCCCTCTTTGATACCTTGTATAGCTAAAGCTACAACTGTAGCCGATAAAAGTACTATCACAAAAATTATAAAACTATCTCTCATTTATCATACTCTCCCTTAATGTTTTTCTATACCAATTTTCCAATAATGTGCAGCATTAGCTACTTTAGTAGGATCAATATTATCTACATCAGCAAGTTTTAGTAAATAGCCGTCATCACTTAAAAAATAAGCTCCAGAGTATTTATCTTTAAAATTAATTAAAGCAAGACTTTCATCTTCATCCTTATGTGCATTTTTATATTCCGTCCAATCAAGTACTGTGAGTAAATATGGTTTATTTACATCTATACCGTCTATTTCAGTCCATTTATTTACATGCCCCCTATTTCCAAACTTTTTATAAGTTGGTACATAAGTTGGATTTTGTTTGGTGTCCGAAAATTGACTATAATCTATGCTTTGCCATTCTAAAAAATAATAGCCGTTAGTATGAAGTACTTTCATAATGCCATAACTACTTGGTTGGTTTTCCAGTTCATCTCGGTTTACATAATAATAACCATTAGGTATCATCGTATAAGTATATGGTATATCTTTTACAGGAAAGGTATATTCAAAGGCTTCAATATCTTGCAGAGATTGTAAATTCCAAGGACTCAAATCCATTCTTAAACTTTCAATATCTTCATCACTTATTTCCCCTTGTTTTCCCTTAGGGATTTTAATCTTGGTTTTATCACTAAACGTTACATTAACATTACCCTCACTATCAACTTGAGTATCAGTAATTTTAATTGATTCCCCAGTATCTCCTCTTAAATTAACAACACTACTACCACTCCACAATATTTCGTTATTATCTGTGGAAGTGATTAATCCAATTCTACCTAAACTATCAATATAATAATCTATATTTGGTCTTGCATTTTCTACAGCATCTGATTTTTTTGTGTAAATTCTCGAACCATCTTCTCCAGGTTTACCTTGTTTGCCTTGTACACCTTGTTTACCAGGCTCACCTTTGAGTCCTTCCTTTTCCTCCGGGGCCAATTCTTTAAAGCTATGCTCGGCTCTAGCCTTGACCTTAGTTGACTTACCATCTACATACCAATAACCATCATCTCCTATATAAGGAGTAGCACCGTCTCTTACTACCATTTGCTTCCCATCAGAAAAGGTAACAATATTCTTATCATTTTCTTTTTTGACAGAAGTAATTTTCATTTTTAAATCATCTATATTATCATTGATTTTAGCAGTTTCAACAGCTAAACTATAGTCACTACCAACATCTACTTTTATCTTATAATCACTCATAAATCCTCCTAGTAGGTCACATCTTTATGGACTATCAAACTTCCAAGGATCAACGTCCTACGGTTACCACTTATAGTCCCATCCGATATTTCCAAATCTATAACATAAGTCCCGTCTAAGTCTTGCATCTGGGTTGGCGTAAAATGAACCTTATAAATACCCTCCTCATAAAGAGAAGTAGATGCCATTACCTTTTGATCAGCATCCTCTTCTCTTCGGATCGTTGATTTAAGTGTAATTGGCCCAGGAAAAGGTGCATCTGTCAAAGTTACATACAAGGTAAAATTATCTCCCCTTGTAGTCTCAAAAATATACTTGTTATTACAATTTAGCATAATTACTCCTAAAAAGTTACCCATGCTCTTGTGTTGCCACTTGTACGTCTATAAGCTACATATCTACGTTTGCCAGAGTTACCTATATAAGATATCCATCTATAACCGTCTGCTTCGTAGACACTGTCATAATTTATTCTAGCTCCCATAGGATAGGTTGCTACTATAGCTGAGTTAGTACTAGCGTCAGCTCTTACATGACAAGCTGCTTGAGTTATACAATGCCACTCTTCGTTTTTAATAAGTTTTTTACCTGATGCTTTTTGTGGTGTTGGTGTTTTTGCAGGTGCTATATCTAAACTACTAGAGCCACCGTACCTAGGTCTAAAGTATCTTTCGTTATTGCTCCTTCTACGGTCTAAAAAGTGGCCTATATAACTAGTGTTGTCATTGTAAGATATCCCGTTGTTAGAGTAGTTAGAGTGGACAATCCCGTCTTTTTTATAAAACATGCCAGTGTGTCCACCAGCTCCAGCACTTGTGCCCTCTCCTCCTCTTATAAAGATATCTCCTGCTCTTACATCATTGTAGTCGTATATCTCATCTAAATACTTACCTTTAAGCTTAAAAAGGGTCTCTGTGTTACCTATAGGCATATCCTGTGGTATTGCTCCACCTGCTTTTAGTGCATAGTAAACAGCTGATGAGCAATCAAAGCCAGGATTGCCATATCTTTGGCGCATACTGTAAGGATAATTTCCTTTGTGCCTATGATGTCTATCCATCCAATCTAAAGCTTCTTGTACTCCCATAATTTATCCTTTCTTTTGCATAGAAAAAGGACTAGCCTGTGCTAATCCTATAGTTATTTATGATATAATTAAATAGTCTCCGAAAGGAGGTGATTCTATATGGAGATAATATTCTACCTATTGGAAAATTTATTTTTCCCCTTACTAGTTGCTATTTTAGCTATTTATATAGCCGATAAGCATAAAAAGTAAGCAAAAGAAAAGACAGTAGTTAACGGCTACTGTCTTTTTTGATTCCAATAGAGAATCGTATTCTACCTATATCCTTGAACTTGAGTCAAGGGCTTTTTTATGGGATAAGAGGTGGCTTCTCTTACTAAAATTATATCATAACTTACAAAATTTTCAATTCATATTACTGTTTAGACCTGATATACTCATCAAGTCCACTCTTCACTTTTTCTAGATCTGCCTTTGTGGCTAGGTCCTTGGTACTTTGTCTAACTTCATCTAGCATTCCAGCTATGCTTACGAGTTGGCTATCTACACAGTCAAACCTATCTCCTGTCCTTTGTATATGTTCTTCAAAGAGTCTGTTATGTTCTTCTATGGCTTTGGTATTGCCGTCTATACTATCACTATAGCTTTGTAGTTGCACCGACTGACTCTCTAGTATCTTAGATTGAGCTTGTGTGGTATTTTTAAGCTCTTCAGTCATACTCAAGTATGCTTTTCTAGTAGCTTGCTCCGCCTCTAGCTTGTCTTTTTCAGCTTCTAGAACTAGTTCATCATGTTTAGCCTTTTGATCTCTCTCGTATCTCTTTTCTTCCCTGTCATCATCAAACTTTTTGTCTAGCCTTTGTATATACTTATAAAAAAAAGAAGATACAAGACCTACAGCAATTATGGTAATACCAATAGCTACACCATAGTCCGCTATAACTTTTGTTATTGTCAATTTATCACCTCACTTTATTTTTGTTTGTATACTTCCTATTTGATTCGTACATATCTTTGCATTCTTACTCAATACAATTATTCATCTTCTACATTCTTAATATCTATTTGTTCATTTTCTTTTTTTAATTTTTCATTTTCCAGTTGTAACTCTCTAAGTTGTAACTCCAAAACAATTTTATCATAATTTGCTTGAGCTAAGTAGTTACTGTAAATTTCTATAATATCACTATTGTCTATCATTAGATCGCTCTCCTTACTATTTGATCCATTCATGTACTAATTGGTCTTCATAATATAAAGTCATAGTGTTATAATAAGCTTTCAATTTCCACGAACCAATTTCTATAGTTCCTCGTCCTGTAGCATTTTGTCTATTAGAATCATATGAATCTCCCACCGTTAAGCTTCCCCTTACCATAGTGTTTTGATACATGACTATAGGATAGTTCTCGTGAGAAGCTATATGTTCATTTTTATCTAAAACTATATAATGTTCTCGTTCGTTATTAAGGTTTTGACCTTTGTTTATTATAATTAAGCCAGAATCATCATGAGCTATTTCTACTACCGGCCTATTATAAGCGAAATTATCCTCAACTGTTAGAGTGCTTGATGCAGAAATTCGTCCCATAAATTGATTTTGGTTATTAGGATCATACATTGATATAGAAGATCCATTCATATCCAAAGCTCTTTTTGTACCATTATAGGTTTTAAATCTTCCAGTTAAGTTAACATCCCCTTGCAAGTCTATTTTGCTAGCATTTATCTTAATAGACTCAGATGATTGATTTATAGAAGATATAACTCCATCCTTATCTACCTTAGTAGATATCTCACTAGACGTTTGCCTTATACTACTCTCAGCACTAGACATTCTAGATCTCAATCCAGACACATCACTATTGATAGATGAAACTTTGCTATCGATAAGACTTGATGTTTGAGTCTTCGTAGAATAATTATTACTTACATAATTCCTTACATCCGCATCCTTACTATCTATCTTATTATTTACAGTTTTTATCTGACTGGCTACACTGCTTTGTATAGAACTTTCAGTTTGTTTTATTTCTGATTTTACAGATCCAATTACCTTAGCATTTTCTTGTTTATATGTTTCTAAGTCATCTTTATTAGTCTGAGCAATGTCTGCTACTCCCTCTATTTTAGCATTTATAGAAGACTCTAACTTACCTTGACCAACTTTAAAGTCTTGACTAACTACATCTATTTTTTTATTAGTTTCGTTAAGCTCTTTATTTATGTTCTTTATCTGATAATTATTAGATAGATCTATATCAACACCCCTAAGATGTAGGGTAGTTCCATCCCAGTACATAGAGTAGTTTGTTCTAGACTCGCCTATAAGAAAAGTGCCATCTTCCAGGTTAAAAAATACCTTTCCGCCTCTTAGGACTCCAGCCCTTATTAAGTTAGCAGTAAAACCATCTCCATCACCAAAAGTTTCATAAGCAAAAGATCCATCAGCATTTTTATGATTGGCTATAGCTATCATTCCACCCTTAAGGTTTATAGCTTGAGTAGGATTGCCCTCACGAGGAGCATTGAGTATCAATAACCCTTCTCCTTCCTCAGCATAGACCCAACCACCAGTTTCATTTAGTTCCTTATTAAATCTCTCTAATACTCCTTGTATATATGATGACTTTACACCCTTTGCCAACTTTTCTAGTTCATTATTAAACCTATTTCTATCATTTTCAAAAACCGATTTGAGTTTGTCATAGGCCACCATATTATCAGATAAATCTTTAATAAAGTTGCCAAGTACTATCTCACTATCATTTATTTCTTCCAAAGGGTTATCATTAATAGCGATCACCCTAGTCTGTACAAGTGTATCTATCACCTTATCTTTTACTAGGACAATATCTCCTAGGTCAACACCTTCTCCTATATATCCTTCATACCTAGATATATCTTCTACATTAAGTTCATAAGTTATCTTAGGCTTAGATAATTCTTTTAGCTTCGCCTTAGTAAGCTCTAAAAGCTCTTCTTTATCCTCGCAGTCATCAAAATCAACACTTCCAAAGATATGTACTCTCTCTTTACCTAATCCATACTTCTTCCTAGCTTCTTCATCCGTTACATACTTCTTTCCACCGTTTATCTCTGCAAAGTCAATCTTACGACCATAGCCCCCCGAAGGCTGTCCATCTTCCCCTACAACTTCTTCACCTTTCCCAAAACCATATAAAGCAGTTACAAGGTCTTTAGTGGATGTAGTCTTTTTAATAGATCCAATATCTTTTTTATAAGTGAATCTCTTGCCAACATCCCTACCAATTGATTGTCTTAAGTCTATATACCTATGTTCTATACCTTGCTTACCTACTATAAGCCTCACTTTGATTTCAGCTTGATATTTATCCAGTATTTGCCATAGGGCAGCCTTACAATTAGTTCTATAAATATTAAAAGAAGCTTTGCCAAAATCATCTACGAAACCTACTTCAAACCTTGTACCTTCTAATATCCTTCCTAATATATTACTAGCAGTTTCATTTCTAGGCTTCATATCCTCTATAAAAAAGCCATACAGCTCACTTGTAGAGTCCTCACAGTAGACTTCATAGATTAGCCCATTTTCATCATGAGTCTTAAAATAGTCTATTATGATATATTCATACCAAATTCCCTGCCTATCCTTAAAAAGTAGACGTTGACCAAACTCAACTTCCTTATCAGTTTCAAATTCCAAGGTATTAGAGCCATTTATTTCTCTTTTTCTTTGTATATTATTATATTTTAAGGATGATATAAGACTCTCATCCCTATCAAAAAGCATAAGCATATATCATCCTCCTATCTGTCATATAAATATCTCTCATAGTACTCTAAACTTACATATTTATCCGATTTTATAACATCTCCGCTTCTTATATCGAAGAAATCAGAATAAAGACTAAGTTTATCCATAGCTCTATTAGATCCAATAGTAACCACTTCTTTTTCACAATCTACAACAAATTTATTAGCAGCATCAGAATTAACCTCTATAAATTCACCAGTTCTCGTATTAGTGATCTTGTTGGACATACCAGTAAAAGTAAAAATACCCCTAGTTTCCAAGCTTGTAGCCATTTCTATTTGCTTACTCATAAATCTTTCTGTCTTATATCTATTCTTACTTCTAGCAATAGGATCAGGAGCCATAAATACCAGTTCTAGGTATGTCATCCTTTGCCTATACTTTTCAAAGTTCTGTATATCTACCAATACCGCATCATACCAAGTCCTCTTATTTCTGTAATTTAAAGGAGCTAGTGTTTTTGTATGTACTAGCTCTATAAGATCAAAGATAATATCATCAATATTATTAGTAATTCTATTAAATTGTCTAATCTTTACAGTTATATACAAAGGCTCAAAGTTCTTTGTCTTATATAGAACTCCATCTTTTCCTAATATCTCTTTCTGACTTATCTTCATAGGAGGCAGTGCAGGTCTATCTATATATTCAATCACTCCTAATTTGCCCAATTCTCTACCAGCAAAGATAAGCGAGTTATTCCATAAATTATCCAAGACCAACACCTCTTTTCTTGTTCTCTATAAGCCTATATAACTCTCTAGCAATCTTATCTATATCCGATTCCTCCCTTACATTAAAGGTATTTCCAGTTACTGTTACTCCAGTATCACTACCGCCAGCTTTTAAAATTGCACTAGCAACTATATTATCAAGCTTCTCAATAGGCAACACTGCCTCAGCACCAGCTTCACCCACACCTTTCATTCCAAAAGGAGTATTAAACATTGTAGGTTTAGTAAAAATAGCACCTTTTTTATACCAATCAACAGTAAAGTGAGGTACATCTGGAGGATCCAGTGAAAAACCACCATACATACCAAAGTGAGGAAGTTTTATATGTGGGAATTGTAAATGAACATCAAAGTAACTGATTATATTGTCGATTGCATTTCTAACTATATCTCTAGCTGTCTCAATAGGACCCACTATAGCGTTTTTAATACCATTCCATTTATTATAAGTAGCAGATTTTACCGAATCCCAACTACTAGATACTCTATTACCAATAGCATCAGCCTTAGCTGACACCGCATTCTTAGCAGCATCCATAGGCCCTGTAATAGCAGATTTAATATTATTCCATGCATTATATGCAATATTACTAATACCGTGCCAGATACCAGATAAGGTAGATTTTATACCATTCCATATATTAGCACTAATATCCCTTATAGCATTCCAAACATTGGATATAACATTCTTTATCCTATCAAATATTGGCTTTGCTACATCATATATAGCATTCCATATACGTGATAATACATCTTTGATACTATTCCATACATTAGTAGCAGTCGTCTTTATAGAATTCCATACATTAGATAAAAAGTTTTTTATAGCATCAAATATAGGTTTAGCTGCATCATAAATGCTTTGCCAAATCCTCTTTAAAAAGTCACTAATAGGATTCCATATACTTATAGCTGTATCTTTAATACTATTCCATATACTAGCAAAAAAGTCTTTCAGCTTAGTAAAGATAATCCTTGCTATCTCTACAAAGGCTTCCCAGTTTTCTCTAAAAAAACCACTAATAACTTCCCATGTAGTCGTAAATATCTCTTTTATAAGCATCCAAGCTACTTTAAATACATTTACAAATGTATCAACTACAGGTTGTATAGCATCAACCATAGCTTGAATCTTTTCACCAAGCCATTCTCCGATAGGATCCCAAAATTCAGACCAAGCTTCCTTTACTCCGTCCCATATATTTACAAAGAAATCTTTAATAGAGTTCCATACATTGCTTGCTGTCTCATGGATAGACTCCCAAGCGTTAGTTAAGACCTCTTTAATTTCATCCCAATTTTTAACTATAAGAGGGATAGCTATCGCAAGCGCTCCTATTACTACCGCAGCAACTGGATGAGCAAGTAACAATCCTCCGAGGTTAGAAAATGCACCCTTAACTAAATCTATAACCTTACTCAGACCAATCATAGTAGAGCTTGCACCATCCATAGAACCCTTTGTAACAGCAATTGCTCCAGCAACAGTACCTATTACATCTGATAATTTACCTACTAAAAATAACATAGGTCCCAAAGCGGCTACAATACCACCTATGTCTAATATTGTCTCTTTTACAGGATCAGGTAATTCATTTAACTTATTTATAAAATCAGTGATTTTACTTACTGTATCCCTAATTTTAGGCATTAGTAAATCACCAAATGAAATAGCTAAGTCTTCTAAGGCAGATTTCAATATCTTAATTTGACCACCTAAATTATCCGTCATGGTATCTGCCATTTTTTCAGCTGCTCCATCAGAATTATAGATAGCATCACTTAAACTATTGTAATCATCTTCACTTGTATTTATGATAGACAGCATGCCAGACATAGCATCCTTACCAAAGATCATAGATGCTGCTTGGGATTGTTGGGTTTTATCTAATTTTTTAAATGACTCTCTAAAAATCCTTAATGTTTCATCTAGTGACTTACCCTGTACATCCTCAATTGACAATCCCAACATATCCAAGCCTTTATTTACTTGCTTAGTTGGTGCTGTCAATCTTGTAAGCCCCATTCTTAAGGAAGTACCAGCTTTAGCCCCTTTAATTCCATTATTGGCCATCAAACCAATAGCTACCGCTGTATCCTCTGCTGAGTAACCTAAAGTTCCAGCTATAGGTGCTACATACTTAAAAGTTTCTCCCATCATGGATACATTAGTGTTAGAATTAGCAGAAGCCGTTGCAAGTATATCTGCAAAGTGAGACGAATCTTTTGCTTCAAGACCAAAGGCAGTTAAAGCATCAGTAACAATATCTGATGTAGTCGCCAAATCCTCACCACTTGCAGCAGCAAGATTCATCACTCCATCAATACCCTTTATCATGTCCTTGCTTTTCCAACCAGCCATAGCCATATATCCCATGGCATCAGCAGCTTCTGAGGCAGAAAACTGAGTCTTTGCACCCATTTCACGAGCCTTTTCCCTCAGAGCATCGAACTCGCTACCAGTTGCTCCAGATATAGCTTGCACCTTAGACATACTAGAGTCAAATTCCATTGTCACTTTGCCCGCAGCAGTAGCAACACCAACTATTGGTGCAGTTACTTTTTTTGTCATATCTTTGCCCATATCTTGAGCGGCTTTACCAAATTTTGTAGCTTCATCTCTCACCTTGGTAAGCTTTTGATACGATCTATCACTTTGTGCTTCAAAGCTTTTCAGCTGTCTTTCAGTTTTCCATATTTCCCTAGTTAGATTGTCATAGGCAGCACTACCTTCAGCAGTCTTCTTAAACTCGTCAGACATTTCAGCTTGACCTTTTTTTAGAATATCAAGCCTTTCTTTAGTATTTTTTATAGCATTTGCAAGCTCTCTTTGTTTTTGAGCTGCAAGCTCTGGCCCTTTAGATTTGTCATACTTTAGGGCTTCCTTTATGTCTCTTAAGTTCCTAGTAGTATCTCTAGCCTGTTTATCTACATTTTTTAAAGCAGTAGTAAGCTTGGAGGTGTCTCCGTTGATTTCAATTGTGATTCCCTTTATATTTCCATAGGCCATAAATCACCTCCTTACTCTAAAACATGTCAAAATCTTCTTGTGTGGCCATTCTTGTTCCTTCTCTATTATCTGCCTTATCTAGTCCATGCAACTTATTATAAGTAGTAACATAGTCCACCAAATTACCTATAGTCATGGTTTTAACCATGTCAGAATCAAGACCACAAGTAGTAGCCGCCACGTAGATTTCATCTATTCCGACTTTTTCTCCGTTGTTGTTATCTGGGTATTTTTCAATATCTTTTTTTTTGATATCAAAGAGTCGTATAGACAAGGAAGTAGTTCTTTACCTACATCAAATAGTGGGAATTCTTCAAATTCTCTATACCATTTAGCTGGTTCTGGGATAGAGTCATCCGCTGCCTTAGCAAATGCCCATATAATATCTGCAATTTCAGTTATTTCTGTTGTTATCACTTGGTCTAAGACGTCACCTGTCGCCTTAACTAACTTTTCAGATCCTATTTCACCCTCTTGGGCAAAAATACTAGGATCAACCGCATTTACCACATCAGATATAAGTGGCAATATGACCGTCATAGCATCCTGTCCAAACTGATTTTTATAAATGTAAAAAGACGCTAAGCTAAAAGAAAACTTAACGTCTTTACCATCAATTTTTATTGTCTTTATCATTATTGATCCCCTCTAGCCACTTTTTCTTTCTTTTCGTATGGTTTTTCATAAAAAGTATCATAGCCTGTTTGCCCTTCTTCTAGTTTTGCATTGATATCTCCAGTATCAGTCCTTGGTATAGCTTTAATATTAATAGTTTCAGTTTCTGGTTCTACAGTTTCAGTTACTGTTCCGTGATTGTCAGATGGTCTTGATGCAGAGACATTGTAGTATAGTCTTCTAACCTTGTTCTTATCGCCCTTAAACTCAAAGGCCATAGCAAAATTCTTTGGTTGAGCATCGATATTTTCAATTATAGCTCCATTCGCATCTTCTTCAAAACCTAATATCTTAGTTCTAAATTCATCTGTCACAATAGCCATTTCTAGGTCACCAGAATAACCATTGTTAGCAAATACATTGTAATAAGGGATATCATCAGCATAAAAATCATTATTATCCCCTTCAACATCTAATGATAGGTTAACAGCACCCTTAAATACTATCGCTTCTCCATAAATAGGTTTCCCGTTTTCCTCGTCATTAATTGGGAAAATGTGTACATTGGATAAACCAAATTTAACCTTATTTTTACTCATTTAATTCTCCTTAATTTAATCTTTTTGTTAAATCTTCTATAAAATTTTCTTGTACAATTAACTCCACTGGTTTAATATGTGGTATAGCTTTAGTCCTTCCATATGATCCATATTGATTTTTAATCAAGTGTCCATTTTCTAGTAAGTGTGTGAGTTGATAATGCTTTCTATTGTGGATAACATAAGAAGTATATCCAAAAGGCATTCTCTCCTTCCTATATCCCCAACTTTTAGCATAAGCACCACCCTCAGCCCTCTTAGACTTTGGGCTCTTTTCTTTGAGTTCTTTTACGCCAAGCTTTGCAGTAGCAAGAGCCGCCTTATCCACATCATCAATTACTTCTAGCTCATATTCATCCAGTATCTTTTTTAGTTCCTCTGCTAGATCTATACTTGCACTCATATACTAAGCACCACCATATAAAGACCCTCTTCTATACGTGTATCAGATATATAGTCCCAATTGATTTCATGTTCATTTAACAAATCAATTAGCTTATCTTCCATATATTCACTCTTATTGCAAGTGTATAGCTCTATGAAATAGTCTTTGTTATGCATATAAACAACATTATCAGCATCAAAGGTATCAATATTGCTTCTCATAAAGACAACAAAAGGAGGTTTTACCTTCATGTTAGACGGAAACTCCGTATTTGTTACTGGAATATTTAACTTTTTAAGTATATCCATAAGCTCAACTGCTCGCATCCGTCAAACTCCTTTCCACACAAGTTATTTCCATCTCTTCGTTTCTAAAACTGATATTATCAATATTTTCTATGTTGTAGAGTCTATCTCTAAAACGGATTCTAAAGTCTTCCCTTAGCTCGTTTTTTATATCTGGCATATACCTTATAAAAAATCTAATTCTTTCATCTGCAGATGTTTGCCCTGCTTCAAAACTTTCTCCAGCATTAAATTTGCTTATATTGGCGAATACCTTTTTAAATTCACTCCAACCGTTATTTCTCCATGTGCCATCTTCTAATTGTATAGGATGAGTCTTCTTTTCGATTAAAATAGGGTGCCTATACACCCTATTGTTTTGATCTAAGTTTCTTTTAAGCTCACTAGTGATATGTTTTTGTATTTTCATCATATCCACCACTTGCTTGTAAGAGTTCTAGCCTTAAAATCTCTTTATGAAAGTTGTCTTCAAAAAACTCAGAAACATTGTTGTAGTAGTACCTTGCACAGTCTAGGAGCAAGCTCCTTGCAAATCTATCATCAATATAGTCTACATCAGTACCTACTAGTGCATCTATATGTGCTTCAGCACTTTTCAGACTATCTTCAATCTTTTTGTCAAGTTCTTCGTCTTCAAAGGTAATCAATAGCTTTGTTTTTAGTTCATCTAATAAAACTTTATCATCCATAGCTACTTCTCCTTAACTTCTTCTATCCAAGGCCCTTTCTTAGTCTTAGACTTCAATACTTTATTTATTTCTTGAAATCTATCCTTAGAGCAAATAAACTCATCCCCTACATTTCTTCTCTTATCATTTTTGTAGTCATCAAAAGGGCCTTTTATTACTCTAACTTTCATAATTAAGCCCCAGGTACTTCAGATGCTGCAGGTTTTCCAGTAGTTTTAGGAGCCTTTTTAAGTTCAGTTTTTGATATATCAAATACTATAAAATCTTCATCTTTTCTAGGTTGACCATTAGCATATTGTTTAGCAATATACACTCTTTGATCCTCTAAAAATCTATATTCGTCAGAGTGTTCAATTTTAAGAGCTGAACCAACTCCCATAAAGTAGTTTTTAGCTTCCCCTACTGCCATTTTTCCTGCTGGCATATAGTTAGATACAATTATCTTGCCATCAAAAGGTAGGTTTTGATTATGATATAGCCCATACTCATCTTGTATGTTAAATAATGGATAAAATTTGCTATAATATTCAGCTGGATTAACCACAATCAATAGTCTGCCAAGACCATTTTTCCCTTCGGCTAGTGGAGCTAGTATTTGTCCACCTATAGATTCAGGACTAAAATCAGCTAATGCTACTGCATCCTTATCTTTGTGTTGTCCATCAGATACATCAGCAAGCTTTTTAATAATACCAACTGGCCCATCTTGTCCATCCCCAGCAATTATTGCTTTTTCCATAGCTAGTGCGATAGATTCAGTTAGTATAGTTCTGACATATCTATCAAGCCATTCAGGTCCTAGGGCAAGCATAGCCTTACATACTGGTACATATGCAGATACCTTGTATAAGTCTGTCTTAATAATTTTAAATCCAGTATCAAGCTTTTTCTTAATTTCGTCACATAGTGGACCCCACCAAGCTTCTTCAACATCATCAACTCTAATCACCCATTCAGTGACGCCAGTTGTATTTTGAAAATCAATTTCTGATAAAATAGGGTGATCTTTAGTAAGGTCTTCAAACACTCTTTCAAATACAGTTCTAGGAAGTTCTAACCCCTCAAAAGAATGTTTATCCTTAACTTCATTGTAGTATTTTCTTTCTTCTGCAGTTAAAGGCTTAAACCCTCTTTGAGCAAGTACTGATGCATCAGCATTTTCAACACTAAAAGTCTTCGCTTCATTAATGATCTTTTCTTGGATAGATTCATTATTTGCAACAATATTTTTTACGATAGTTTCGGAAAACTTTTCAGAATCTCCCGATTCCAAAGCATCTTTGATCTCTGCTTGGTCTACTGTGTTTTGTTCTAATAACATAGTCATATATTTTCTCCTTTTTTAAATTTATCTATTAAATTTTGGCTTTCGTTTTTTACTTCAATTTTTTTCTTATCTTGATTAGTAATTTTGTACTTTTCGAGTAAAGAGTTCTTTACACTAACTTCTTCTTGAGTCTCTTTTTTAGGCATTTCAATAATTTCATCTGCAAAACCCAAGGTAATACACTCTTCTGCAGTCAGATATGTTTCATCCTTTATAAGTTTTTCAAGCTCCTTTTCCTCTCCCTTAAAGTGTTCAGAATAAGAAGCTAGAACAGCTTTATCAAACTTTTCTAGGTCATTCGCTATCTTTCTAAGACCTTCGCAATTGGCATATACAAAGGCACTAGCCCTATGTATCATCATTAGTGAATTCGGATACATCTTTATCTCATCTGCTGCCATAGCTATGATAGAGCCCCCACTTGCAGCGATAGCATCAATGACAATAGTCACATTCTTATTAGAATCTTTGATATAGTTTCCAATGGCCACAGATGCATAGACATCTCCCCCTTTAGAGTTTAGGTGGATTTCTACATCATTACCTTTGATTTGGTTAAAGGCTCCTTTTACCTTATCCATGGTAATATAGTCTCCAGACATTTCTTCACCAGTCCACCAGTCTGTAGGTATTTCCTCAACTATAGACCCATACAGATATAATTTTTCTTTTCCGTTTTCTTCCACAAGCTCAACTTTTGGGCTAAAGTCTATAGCAGCACAAGCTTTTCTAAAGTCTTCCATATATCCTCCTTTCCTTAAAAATTGGTACAAAAAATAGACCTTTTAATGCCATATCTAGGGCAATGCTAAATTTCTTCACTTGCTTCATAATTTTTCGTTACTCTTCTCTTCTGACTTTCCTCTGTTCTAAGTGGTTCCATTCCTAGTAGCTTTCTATTTTCATCAATGTTGTTGACTCCATTACGAGTTAATACATCAACCACATTAGCAAGTTGTGCTAGGTTAGTAGTTTTTAGCCTAGATGTATCTATAGCCATATAGGTATTGTTTAGATAAGAATACTTTGAGTAAAACTTTCTATTGATCTCATCTTCTATCATTTCACAAAAAGGTTCTACCCCAAACTTTATAAACCTATCAACAGTAGACTCCAAATCATTTGCTGATCCTTTTAGTAAAGCTGGGGGTATGTTAAAGCCTATGGCCGTAAAATCAAATATATCATCTATTAGGTTTCTTATATCCCTAGAGTCTGTAGAGTTTTTATAAGAGTCACTTGATATATCTTCATAGGTAATCCCATTAGTAAGTGGTAAAATCGCACCATTTTCAGCTCCATAAAACTTTTGAATCTGGTCATTTAATAATTTATTAAGCTTAGCCTTTGCCGCTTCTGTTTGTGGATAGTTAGTAGGTATGTTTACAATCCCACGCTTAGCATTATTTTTTTTGTAACTAGCCTTGGAGTACTCCACAAGCTTGCCATAGTCATCATATAAGGCGCCTACTATGTTTACTATGTTTCTTTCGTAGAGCTTAAAGTAAAGCACATCTGACTCATCATAGGACCTTCTTAAGCTAAAATCATCTACCACTACATCTCTATACTTACATGTATAAAAAGCCTTAGTCTCTTTTACAAAGCTATCTGCTACATAGTAGTTTTTTCCTTGTTCGATTATTAATACTTCCCCATCATATATCAGCCTATATACAAATTTCTTCCAAAACCTACTTGCCGAGTAGTTAGGGTTAGGCTGTACATTGAGTCTATAATACGTGTCCGACTTACCTTCTTCGCCTTTTTTATATGTATTAAATTCTGACAAAGATATAGCATTACCTATCAGATTAATAGCAGTATTAATAGCCAAATCTCTTACTAATATCTTTTCAGATAAGTCTATACAAAGAGTATCAAAACTTGTTTGGTCATGATCTCCCCTTTGTTGTCTTCTAAATATATCTCCTAGCCAATCTCTAAATCCCATACACTACCTCCTTTCTTTTAAAGCATGATTACATCAAGGTCCATTACATCACCCTGACCATCACTTAGTTCATCATGTAGTTCAGTTGCTATCAGTCCATGTAAAAATGCAAAAAATCCATCAGTTTTTCTCTTAATAGGCTCTATCTTTTCATAGGACTTGTTGCCTTTTTTATCAGTTACGACTTTTACGTTCCAAAAATACCGGCGTATAAGCTTATTATCATCAAGTATTACATTGCCATTAGCAAACATATCTGATATCACTGGTGCCAATTGATTGTGGCTTATAGTCCCATTAGGCACTCCTTTAAGCTCTAGACCCACTTTTTCAAAACTATCTTTTAGAGCTATAAACTTAAACCTATCTGCATATACTTTCTTGATATAGTATTTACTAGCCTGCTTCATAAACCAATCTGCTATCATATCAGTAGGTATGACTGGATAGCCCCTTACTATAGTTACTCTGCCTTCTTTTTCTAAAAGTCCTACATCTATCTTTTCATACTTCTTAGATCTAACACTTTCTTCGTGGATAAAAGTATGTTCTTTAAAAATATGTTTGCCATCTTTTTTAAAGGTAAGACCCACAGAGCAAAAGTCTTCTATCTCTGCAAAGTCTACCGACCCTATACACTCTAGACCTTCTAGGTCTGGCTCTTTTTGATTGCACGCTGCAAGTAAGTTCTCCCAGCTAGTAACAGTCTTAGTCTTAGACTCATAAGCTAGGTTAAGCCTCTTTAGGATAAAAGCTTCTTTTTTCTCATCAAACCTAAATGTATCTTGGTACTCTTTCATAACTTGTCTTTTTAAGGTCTGATTATAGTCCAGTCTTGGTATAGCCTTAGTAAAAAGCTCAGGCTTGCCGTATTCTTGGATATTATCCATTTTAAAAATAAAAGGGAAAAAGCCATTATGGTCTTCTTCCCCCGTTAGTACTGCTATTGATTTTTCTTTTAGATCATCTATGACACTATCTCTTACATATCCATCTGTAGTTAGGTATATGGTCCTAGGTTTATCAACCTTACCAAGACCCCCAGTCAATACAGTTATGATGTCATAGTTCTCATATTGATGGACTTCATCAAAGATTACAGCTCCTGGCCTACCACCATCTTTAGTTTTAGGATTAGCGGTTAGATACTTTATAGTAGATGCAGTCTTTTTATACTCTATATCTACCTTGTTCCAATAAAATAATTTTTTATAAAATTCTTTATTAGTTTCTAAGATATCCCTTACTTCATCTGGACTTGTCTTAGCCTGGTCTTCACTGGTGGCCACAAAGTTTACATCATAGTTTCTTATACCGTTATAATCACTAGTTAAATAAAAAGCATCCATTGATGATGTACCATTTTTACCAGTACCACGCCCCCACATATTAAAATTTTCATTAAAAACTGGGAACTCAGTGCCTTTTTCATATAGACCATAAAATATAGCAAATCTAAATCGTTGATAATCATGCATGTGGAATGGAAAATGCCTTTCAAGCATTGCTATAGCATCTTCTATATGCTTTGCCCTAAATTCAATATTTTTATCATCTAGGATAGGTCTTAGAAAGTCCATTAGAAGTTTTTGTTCCTTGCAAGATGGTATAAGCCCTTGCTCTACCTTTCTCATCCACTCCGATATGTAAGGATGATAGTTATAAGTTCTCCTTCTTGCCACTTCTACAACTCAACTTCTTCCTCTTTAGCTTCTATGTCAGCTCCTCTTAGACCTAGTTCAGACAAAATCTTAAGCATCTGGGCATTTACTCTTGTAAGTTCGCTCACAGAGTCATTACGCTTATATCCTTGCTGCCCACCGCCATTGTTATAAGGGACATTGACTCCCCTTTGACTTATATCATCAAAAAGCATATCCTTTACTTCCCAAAGTCTACAATAATCATCAACTAGTGATACATAGTGACTCATTTTTTCAAGCCCACGTTCTTCTAGCTGACTTATAAGATCATCTTTTATTTTTTTCTTTCCTATCTTAGCCATGCCCCCTCCTTTCCAAATTCTAAGCACTCCATTTTTCAGTTTTCTAAATTTTCGTTCCATTTTCCATATATTTTTTATGGTTTATATGTAATTATTTGTCAAAAATTAGCACTACACCCCCATCACACGTAAAAAACCAAAATTTTTCCATTCCCGAGGTCCCACCCCGGTCCCAGTGGTTCAAGAAAAATCTAAATTTTCTCAGGCGGGGGATTCCACAGTTCACTCAAACTTTTCTTGATGTACATCAGAATTAAATTCTTTTAGCTTCTCTGGATGTTGTAAATTATGGCATGACCTGCATAGAGTAATTAGATTATCATTATCTAGTCTTCTTTGCCAATTATCTTCTAGATGCTCTTTATGATGCACATCTAACGCTGTCATCTGTCCTACTGTAGCATAACCATTAGATTTACATAGTTGGCATTCATTGTTATCTCTGTCTACTATCTCTTTTCTTTTTCTTAGCCATGCGGCAGACTTATAAAATTTTCTTCTTTTATTTTTATTTACTGTCATATTTTAATCCTAAAAATAAGCATAAAAAAACAACTGCTGAAACAAAATTATAAGGAGTTCTAAACAACATGTACCGCAGTACTCAATTTAAAAAGCAGTTGTAATTTTATGCAATTTTATATATTACTATTATACACCATAAAAAGACTTTAAGAGTCTCATAAGAGTTTCAAATTTGTCCCGATTTTGTCCCAATTACTTTCGTTGCCAATCGATAACTATCTAGGATCAACCTCCTCAGGAGTCAAAATATAAAGCGTTTTATAGATATTAAGCAAAGCATCATCAGACTTGCGCCATGCAGTAGACTTAGATAGTTTTAGCCTTACACCTATATCAATCATATTTAAATCTCCTCGTATCCACTTATGATTAACTATGTATCGCATATCATCATCAAGACTATTAATAGCATATCTTAAAGCTCTATTTTCTAGCTCAATTCTTTGTAGATCAAGCTCATCAGCTCTAATCTTATCAATCAATTTATTGAGTTTATCCTCTTGAGATGACCCTCCACCTTGTACAGTCTCAGAGCTAGACCAACCGCCCTGCAAATCCATCTTGTCACGATTGATTGCTATACGCTCTTTAAGGAGGTCTTGCATTGCCAAATCCTCCCTATAATTTTTTAAGCGAGCTTTAACGATATTGACCCTTGTTTTATTCTTGTTACGCTCACGTTTTTTATATATGTCCATCTACACCCCCTTAAACACACTCTTTAATCTCAATCTCAACCCTAGGGTTGTCCTTATCAAAAAGCACCCTAGAGCCATCATGAGACCTAACAACCTTGTAATTATCATCAGCAATTACTCCACAATCTGTAAGTATGTCACAAGTTGCAGCCAATAGATTAGTTAAGTCCACCCTATGTTTAGTCTGTCTATAGTACACACACTTTAAATTAATTGGATAATCTATAGCCTGCTTATACTTGCCTGTGATTTGCATAGCACAATCCCTAGCATAATCCTTATATCTTTCGGATTGTGTTAAAAATGGTCTGCCAGTCCTGCTATTTTTATAAATCTGCATAGAGTTTTTCTTTGTAGCAGGATTTCCATATATAACCATCTTCATATTTCGCTCTCTAACGATTTTAACCTCCTTAATCATACAATTCCATGCCTTTTACATTTAAATCAAATCTAGCTATAAAATATTAACAATTTGACCCATATCAGAAAGGTATTGCTCCATTATCTTCCATTTCGGTAAAATCATCGCCGAAGAAACCATCATCACTATTTTGATTAGTATTATCTTGTCCACCACTAGCCTTAGATAAAAACTCAACACTGTTAGCCAAAATATCCGTAGTATAAACTGTTTTACCGTCTTTGTCTTGATAAGACCCAGTCTGTAGACTACCAACAACAGCACACTGACTTCCTTTGCTTAAATACTTATTACAGTTTTCCGCCATTGCTCCCCATACGTTGACCCTAGGAAAGTCAGCAGTAGCCCAGCCGTTCGCCTCTGCTTCCTGTTTTTTATCCCTGCTCATCTTTCTATCAATGGCTAAAGTAAAGGTACATATAGGCTTATTTGCCTGTGTATATCTTAACTCTGGGTCTCCAACTAACCTTCCAATTGCAATAAATTTATTTAGCATAATTTCGCTCTCCTATATATTTTTTAATTTCTTTTTTCTTCTCTTTGCTCATCTTTGCCACTTGCATAGGTTTAATATTTATCTCATCCAGCAAGTCCTCAAAACTTACATAGTCAAGGTTTACACTATCAAGCAAGCTATTAACTCTTCTTGTATACTGATCAATCCTCTTTTGACCAAAACCAAACTCAAGCCTTAGAGCCTCAATAGTCAAAGCTAAGAACTGTACAACTACCTCACGATTCTTAACCTCATTCTCACGCCTAAAGTGTTCGGCCAAATTATCTAATTCCTTACTGGATAAGTTAAGGGATCTCTCATATTTTCTTTTCATTTGCCTATTCATATAAGGTCATCCTCCTTGATGAAAGTGCCGTTTTTTACCACACCCTTACGGTCAGCAATTTCTTTATAAGCACTCTCTACACAGTCGATAAAATCCAAATTATAAAACTCTGCTATCAAAATAATTGTATTAACCCTGACATGGATAGCGTTGTTATAGCTAATATCCACAAGCAAATCACTAAAATTCAACATTAAGGCTTGTATACACTCGTACTTATCTTCAAAGCAATCATTTTTTTGGTATTTATAAAAGTCATCAAAAGTTGCTATAAAATCATTTTTGCTGCCTTGGAGTAAACTACCAATGACAAGTGTTACAAACACATCTCCTACACTATCTTTAATTAACTTTAAATTGCCCTTGCTTATCCCAATAATAAGTTCCGCCACTTCTTCAGCAGTCTTTATCAACTGCCCCTCTACAGTTCCGTTTTTGTCTAACTCTCTATCTATCGCCCATTGCTCAATTAGTTTAATTAATTCTTTTAAACTCATTCTTCCACCTCCCCTAAAAACTCCAATTCAAATTTATTAATTTCTACATCATCTAATTCTTTCCTATAAGCTACCAAATCATAATAATCGCTTATATCCAGATGATTATCCTTAACCCACCTATCAATAACACGGTCTAGATAACAAACAAAGCCTGAAGGCTGGCACCCTATCCCCTTTGGCCTATACCTTAGACCATAAACATAGTATTTCATTCTTCCACCTCCACCATCTCATAATCACCTAAATCCGTATCAAAATCTTCCTTGATGTGTTCAATCGCTTCTAAGCTGAACTTTGTTCTTACGCCCTCTATATTCCCAGGTGTAAAATGTAGAAAAAAAAGCCTTGGAAAAGGTGCAAAACCCAGATACACTTCTTCATTACGAGCTCCCAACCACCTATGCCTTAAATAATATTTTTTAGGCTCTTCACGTTCATCTATTGGTGTTTTTGCATATTTGATAATCAGGTCAAAGAGTTCTTCTTTATGTGTCAATTCAACCTTAACAATACTGCGTGTATTTATTTCATATAACCTCTGTGTATACACGGTGGCGACCGATATGTTGCTAGTTTTGATAACCACATGTGATGGATATAACTCCACATCATATCCCAATTCCTCAACCTTTTTTATTAACTCTTTAGTTTTCATATGTTTAACTTCTCTCCTTCTGTGTATTTAATGATAGGCTCTTGCCATTCTTCGCCTCCACATCCTAGAGGGAATACATAAGAACGACTTTCAACTATATCTTTTTTAACTTCTTCTTTATTGTCAATGTATCTTTGGATATACCACATAGCTTTTTCTAAGTCTTCCTTCTCCTTGCCTTTGTGCTTAGATCTAGCTATATACTTAATTGCATTGCCAAGATGAAACCCTAAGTTCCAATCTTCTATGACATCTATAACCTCTATATCCCCTTTGTTATAGTGGTCTGGATGGTTTATATACTCTGACACTCTAACTCCTCCACAATCTTTTTAAAAGGTCCTGTACCATGTTTAATATCTCGCACCACATTTTCATCCACGTTGTATTTATCTCTAATTCTGGTAGCTCTGTAGCCTTTGTCATTCATCTTTTTAATCTTAAGGATTAAGTCCTTATCTTTTAGTACATCATCTATAGGTATAAACTTTGCAGGGTCTTTATATCTAAAACTCATAGTTACATGGTCTTTATATCTATCATAGCTGTAATCAGGTTTATATACTCCTCCAGTTACAAATCTTACGATTTGTCTTTTTTCGATATTTTTATATTTATCTATAAGCACCCCCTCAAAGTAGACGGTGCCTTTTATATACTTCTCCTCATATTTTCTAAATACTTCATCAAAGGTCATATCTAGTGATAATTTAGGTCTCATGACCTACCTCCATAAATCTGCCTATACTGCTTTGCAATACTACGCATGTTGCTCTCAAATATGGATAATTGCTCATTGCTCATACCATAATGCTCAGGGTCCTTTTTGCACTCGTTTAACTGATCGATCCACCTATTAATTTTTCTCCTGTCAGCAACAGGGTCATTGCTCTTTAAAAATTTAGTCATAACTTGCTTATCCTATCTAACTTTGCCTCTAGGTCTGATATATCAGTATCAGCCTCGCTATATCTACTATCGCTCCTATAACTATTAGGATTACTACGGTCTATATAATTGCCGTCCCTAACCTTGACAAAGTTGTTAGGTCTTATAAACCAATCATAGTTAATAACAAAGTCAGTCTTATAGCCCTTAAGAAACTGACTATCATCGATAGACCTAATAGCACTTAGCACAGCCTCAATCCCATACTCATTTATCCTAGCCTTAGTCAGTTTATGCCTATCAGTGCCAGCATTTAGAGACTTGATCTTAGGAATATTTTTATCTAAACTATTCCATGCAGATAAAATTTGAGTTTTCCAGGAGTCATCATCCCTCTTACTCTTATCTCTATCTCTTCTCTCTATATCTATATCTCTCTCTATCTCTGTGTAACAGGATCGAACATTGTTACGCCCCTCCGTTACATTGTTACGTAAGGTTTGAACATTGTTACCATTTGTGCCACCCTCAATAGCTTTACTGTCCTTTGCTCTCTTTCTCCTCATTCGCCTAGCAGCCTGTGTTTCAGACCCTATAAGCTTAGGGACATCATTTAAAAACAAGTCCTGCTCCTGTACCTCAATCAGATCATTAGCAGTACAAAAAGCCACAGTCATTTTTATATCATCAATTTCTTCATCGATATCTAATGACAACTGATGGAATATATCCTCATCAGTGCCCTCGAACTCAATCACTCCATCATTGTTTATGCTAAGAAGCTGGAGCTTGAGGTAGATAATCGTATAAGTATCTCCACCAGCTACCTTTCGTAGCTTCTTCATCTTCCTAGACTTGAAGAAGTCATCTTTAAGTTTTAGCCAATAGTATCTCTTTTCATCTCCCACTAACTCACCTCACTATCTAAAAAACTGACCTGTCCACCATCATCATTCTGTCTTTCAATTCTTTCGGTGCATAATTTGTAGTATTCTTTATGAATTTCAAATCCGATGTATTTTCTTCCTTTTTTATACAAGCTACTGCAGTTGTTCCAGAACCCATAAATGGATCTAAGACCACATCATTAGGTTTAGAGTGTTTTACTATTATTCGTTCCATAAGTTCTAAAGGTTTTTGGTTTTGATGCAACTGTTCTTTCCCAGCAACTCGATTAAAACTCCATACATCTGACAGTCTTTTACCATTGAATGTAGCTCTGCCCTTATTTGCCAAAATAATAAACTCATATTGCTTGCCAAAAGCCGCTTGCAAATCACCCGCAGTCCTGTTATTTTTAACCCACACAATAATATTTTTGATTTTAAACCCCGCATTTTCTAATTCTTGTTTAAAAAAATCTATTTTATTAGAGTTACAAAACATATAAATTGCACTATCATTTTTTAACACTCTGTACAATTCTTTTATCACACTTTTTATGAAGTCCGGGTTATTATCATTAGCAATAGCTTTTGTAAATTTATGTTTCTTGTCTTTTCGGTGGTTTGTTTTATAATTCATCAGATAAGGCGGATCTGTAGCTATTAAGTCAATACATTCATCAGGTAGTGATCTTAGTCCATTTAGACAGTCATAATTATAAATCTTGTTTATCTCTAACATTAACCCTCACTTCGTTAGCTTGCTAGGGACATCAATGTCCTTAGCACTACTCAGCCTCAGTCTTAACTTCAAAGTCATCCTCAAAAAAGTCATCTTCCAAAACTTCCCCAGTCTCCTTATCCACCTTAGGCTCTTGCTTTTGTTCTGGCTCATCTTCCACAACTTCATAGTCAATATCATAAGTAATACCACCTGTTTCTGCATCAGTATTTGACGATTTAAAGACTTGATTGTCATAAGCCATAGCTTGGCCTAGCTCAGGCTTATCAATTGCCTTAGGGGCGTATTTAAGCACTTGAATGATGCAAGACTTCTTAGCCATAGCATCTGGATTTTGTTGCCATGGGCCATCTTTTTTGTAATAGCTTTTAGAAAACTTCTTTCCGTAGGCTTCTGCATCCTCTTTACTCATGTAGAAGCTATCACGACCACCTTCTTTGGTTTCATAAACTGCATAGTAACCAATCACATCTCCAGATTCTCCGATTAGAACTGGTTTATGTTTGATCTCTCCAGTTCCATAGTCAATATCAAAGTCATCGTTCTCGTGTACTTCCTTAGCAGTTATTCTTCTGAATTGACCTGTGTTGTGTGCTAATTTTAGGAGTCCTTGGTATCCAATTTGGAACTGAACTTCTACAATTCCTTTTCTCTTATTGTCATAAGGTATCAAATAAGACTCACCTAGTGGAGTATTAAACTCAAGCCCTAACTGTGCTGAATTCATAACCGCCGCTAAAAGTGATTGTGGACTGCATTCTAGTAACTTAGGATTACTATTTATAGCAGTTAAAGATGTTCTTACAAACTTATCAGCTGGCAAGTATTGAGGTAGGGCATTGTTAATCTCTCCCTTCATGCTCATAAGTAGGTTTCTTACATTGTCCTGTGGTGCTGGTTTACTATTAGTTTTCTTGCTTAATGCTTGTTTTGCGTTAGTCATTTAAAATCTCCTTTTTAATACAAGTCATTTATAAGATCACAATTATCGTTTATAATCTCTTGAAACTCATCTACACTTAAATCATCTCTAGCTTCTGCAACAACCCCATATAATCCAATTATGAAAAGCTCAGTATATGGAAACTCGTCACTACTACTTCTGCCATATAAATCTTGGCAAGCATCTTTCAGTTTCCCTTTTAACCAACCTTTATCAGACTCCCATGAGCTCTTATAAACAAGATCAATCATAAATTTGTTAAGATCCTCTTTTTCTTCGATTTTCTTATCTTTCTCTCTCGATTTCTGATAATCCATTTCTGGCTTTGCTTCATTAATCATTTGTTTCACAAATTCTTTAATTAACATTTCTTCAAATTTTTTCTTATCACTCATTCTTTAATCTCCTTAATCAAAAATCTTCTAGATTCAGTCTCTTTTCCGTACTTCTCATATATCTCAGGTGCTTCCTTCTTAATCCTCTTAGTATCAAGCCTTACGCTAGTACTAGGCTTATAGCTCACTGTAAAGTGCTTGCTCTCTCCGTAGTTGCTATCGCCCATAGCAAGCTTTATCTCCTGCTCAAACTGTCTGTTATAGGCCTCAAGGGTCTTAATTTGCTCCTTATTGTAAAGATATAGGTCATAGGCATGTTTATCTGTATCAAGGTCAATACTTTCCTCTAGACCTCCTTTAAAGCGTTTTTTGAGTGCTTCATCATATAGATTAGATCCATCTGGCTCTGGCATCACACCTTTTTCTATATACTCATTCCAAAACTCAATCTCTTTTGCCCTCAGCATCTCAATAGTCTCATCATCCCAGTCAACCTCACGGATAATAAAATCAGTACCAAAGATTAGACAAGCTATATAACACTTTCTAGCCCCAGTAACAGACATATAGTGCAAGCATTGTAGCTCATACTCTATAGGTATAGCACCATCTGCCCACTTGTCTTTGTTATATGGAGTAGTAGTCTTACACTCGAGTATTGCATCCTCACCAACCACACGACGGTCAATGTCCGCAATCAAGAATGGATACTCATCATCACTCATCATGTGGTTATCTCTCCTAACCTTTTTTCCAGTGGCTTCAGTAAATCTTTGGGCTACATAGTCTTCAAAATCACGCCCTTGTCTTAGGTGTTCGCTCTCATTGCTTTCCTTAGGTACTTCCATAGTCTTTTCCAGATATAGTTGTGCTGGACTCTTCCACTTGCTTAGGCCACAAGCAGCTGCTGCATCAGAGCCACCTATACCTACTTGCCTTAGCTCTAGCCACTCTTCACGGGATAGCTTACTAACATTAGTTATGATATTAGTCATAGCAGACCATCCTCGTACTGAGAGTTAAGCAACCTTTCATCTTCACTCGCTTGCCTATCAAGATCTTCTAAATATTTTTCATCTCGACTATCAAGCTTGCCAACTTTAATATCATCAATATCAGTATCTTCTCCGATCTTTTCTGCTTTGCCCATAAATTCGATAATCGCTTGCTCATAGTCATCAAAAAAGACTTCATCCATAGCTTGCTTTGGTATATCAACCTCATAGTCTTCATAGATGCACTTAGTAAAGGTAACTCGCATAGTCTCTCTCTTTCTCTCTTCTTTTAAACTCTCTTTCTATCAAAAACAGTTCTTCCTCTGGTCTTGGTCTTTGACTTTCGTATAATTGCTTAACATCCTTAAGCTCTTGATATTCTAACTCTCTGAGGTTTCTTCTAAATTCTTCACTCTGGTAAATATTCACTTCTAAATCCTTTCAAATCGTGGTATAATATCCACATAATCAAATTTCTTATTAGCCCCTTAGATTGCCGTCTATTGGGCTTTTTTTGCTTTTTACTCTCCAAAGCAATATCTTCTAACATCACAAATTTGTTTCATACGAGCTTTTTTCTCAGCTTCTTCACGATTTTTTCTAATTTGGTTTTGTACAAATTCCTCTCTTTTAGTTTGCTTTCTTGCCAATCTCCCATTTTGTTTTTTGTTAAAATTTAAAATCCTGAATGTCATTTTTCTCTCCTTATGGTAAGCTCCAACCACCCTTAAAAGGTGATATCTTTCCTTCTTCCACTAATTTCAAGCTATATTCATCTATATATACAGACTGACTAGTGCCAGTTAGTGCAAAGCTTGTGCCAAAGTTCCACTTATCAGCCTTAAGACCTGCACGTATAGCTTGTTCACTAACTCCCACTATCTGGGATGCCTTTTTTACTAGGTCTTTGCCTTCACATCTGGTCATTCATTAACACCTCATTTCTTTTTTGTCGTATAATGTAAATAAAAAAGGAATTTCAAATGAAAAATATTATAAATACTCTTTTGCCAATAATTTCTATATTCATTAGTAATTATCTGGGTAGACAATCTCAAAAAATTAAATATCAAAATGAAAATAAAATGGATAGATATGACATAGCTTATATTCCTTTATTAAATAGATTAATAATTGATTTGCCTAATAGCCCAAATTTTATTTTAGATGATATATCAGCCATATATTACGCAGACATTATTTTAAATAACCTTCACTACTATGAAGAAAAAACCTGGCAAAATTTTTATCCGTTCTACTATGCTTACTTAGAGTACATAAGGCACACACCTATCAATCCTGAATTACAACCCCAAGCTCCTTACATAAACGAAACTTTTATACCTTTGATATTGTCAATTTTAAAAGAAGGCTCAAAATTATCCCAAGAATTATCGCTACCAGATATTTCAACTTTCCTTTATAACCAGATTCAGATAAGCCGTAAACCCGCAGTAGGTTAAGAAGCATTAACTGAATAATCCAATTAGAGTAATCATTCATCTTAGATCCTCTCAATCATTGGCAAATAGCCGTTATCTTTAAGTTCGTTGTATAAAAACAACCTGCCCTTTTGAGTCCACTTAGTAATCATATTTACATCAAGACTTCCGTCGCTTCTTGGGAACTCAACAGTTTCAGAATGTGTATAACCTTTGTCGTGGTACTTAGCATATATAAGCCATTGGTTACCTTGCTTGTATTGGATACCTAGCTCATGTAAAAGTTTGTTCATCTTGCTACCGCTTAGTCCATAGTCTTTAGCTATGCTAGTAATTGTTACTACTGATGTAGACTGTAAGATCTTATCTGTGTAGTCAGCCTTAGGTCTTAACTCACCAATGATTTGGTCTTTCTGTTTATTTTCTAACTCTAGGCGGTCAATACTTTTTTGTGCTAATATCAAAGCTCTAGCAATCAATTCTTCTTCAGTCTCGCCCTCTTTGGTTACCATATATCCACCATCTTTTCTAATAGCTGGTAGTACTTCATGAGTAACCCAATGCTTAAACTTTTTTGCGTCTTCTAATTGGCTTCCAAAAACTAATGCATAAAGGCCAGATTCGTTTACTACTGTCATTTTTTGTCTTCCGCCAAGGGTGTCGACCAAATCTACCCCCTTATCTTCTTCGAAAACATGAGTTTTTATCGCGTCTCTAGTATTTGTAAAACCTAATGCTTTAGCTACATCTTTACCTATAAACCATGGTTGCCCATACTCATCTGTAATAGTTCTTAATTCTCCAAAATTACTATTTTTAAAAATTTCTAAATTGTTCATTTATCCCCCTTTTTATGCTTAAAGCGTTATTAAACGCTAAAAAAAATATCTTTATATTCAACATCGTATAACTCTTCTATCTTTTTGATTTGTGTAATTGATGGATAAGATTTACCTGACTCCCATCTTGAAAGTGTGCCAGGATTAACTCCTAAGCGTTTAGAAGCCTCAGCTTGAGTCATATCTTTATTAGCTCTTAATGCTTTTAAACTTAGTTTCATATTTTCCACATTCTCACCTCCTTTGAATTTGTTAATTATACAATACTACGCTTTTAGCGTTATGTCAAGTATTTTTTTCGCTTTTTGCATAAAATTATTTAATTAGTATTATATTTTCTTGCATTATTACGCTTAAAATGTTATTATAAGGATAGAAAGGAGGTTAATATGTCAAAAAGAAATGATTTGGGGAATAAAGATATATTTTCTAGAAATCTAAAAATGTATATGGATGATAAAGATATATCTAGGACGAAATTAGCAGAAATATTAGACACGCCCTACTCTACACTTAGTGATTGGGTAAATGGAAAAAAATATCCTAGAATAGATAAAATTGAGTTGCTAGCTAATTATTTTGGGATAGACAAATCAGATTTAATAGAAGAAAAAATAAATATCGAAGACATCCCAGGAGCAATCCCCATGCAAAAAGGTAGATTGATACCAATCTTAGGAGAAATAGCCTGTGGTGACCCAATACTAGCCCAAGAAAACCTAGACGGTTACTTTTTATCAGATCCATCTATAATAAAGGGAGACTTTATCCTAAGAGCTGAAGGCGATAGCATGATAGACGCTGGTATCCACGAAGGTGACTATGTTTTTATAAGTCAGACCCCAGACGTAGAAAATGGATCTATAGCAGCAGTACTAATCGATGATGACACAACACTAAAAAGATTTTATAAAAGTGATGATAAGATAGTACTACAGCCAGAAAATAGTGCGTATAGTCCTATCATAATTACAGAAGATGATGGAAAAAACATCAAGATACTAGGACAAGTCATAGGTATATACAAACAGAATATTAGGTAAAAAAAGAGGAACACCAAAACGGTGCTCCTCTGCCTCTACCAAGATCATTATACCACAAGGGAGAAAAATATGAAACGAAAAATTGCTATTTTACTAGCATCTACCCTACTACTTGCAGGATGCGGCAAAAAAGAAGCAAAGCAAACTCAAGAGGATAAGACTGCGGAGCAATTGCTTGCACGTATAGGAGAGTTAGAGGAAGAAAACAAAAGGTTAAGAGAGGAGTACGACATACCAGAAGAACCAAAAAACAACGAAGAAGTAGTTGATGAAATTGCAGAAGATGGGGGAAAAGAAGACCAAGCAGCACCTGAAAGCCAAAAGAAGATAGATGGAGAAGAAAAAGGAGCAGGTACAATCAACCTTAGCACCCCTGGAGGTGAAGGTCCACAAGTAACTTTAATAGTTGATCCCAAAACAACTATAAGTTCAATTGGTTTATTAGCTGAAAATGTTGAAGTAGATGGTAATGAACCAACAAAAGTATACGTAGATGGACAAGAAAACAATATCTTGCAATTATCAAATGATTCTAGCCATCAAGGTACTCTAACGCTAAAAGGTGAACAATTAAAACCAGGAACACATAATGTAGAAGTCATACAAGAAATTGATGGAGAACAGAATTTTTATAGGCTACTAACCTATGAAGTTAAATAAACAAAAACCCCTAGCCTTAAGTCGCCAAACCATAAGCTAGGGTTAATATCTACAATAGACAAAGTCCGTCTATCTTTGTTTATTGTACCCTAAAATAGAAAGAAGGTACAAGTGCCCAAAAGAAGAAAAAGAGCAAATGGAACAGGATCTATATCCCATAAAAAAGGCAGAGCCAGACCTCGGTATGCAAGATTACCAGCTGGGTACACAATAAATGGAAAAGAGGTGCGACAAGATATAGGCTTTTTCAAGACCTATAAAGAAGCAGAAGAAGCCTTAAATAAGTATATGGGACTCACAGACATTAAAACATTTGCCGATGTATATGAGTACTACAAGACTACAAATGAATACACCAAAATCAGCAAGAATTCTCAACAAAGATATGAAAATGCATTTAAAGAGTATAAGCCAATCCATAATAAAAATATGATAGATATTAGATATACGCAATTACAAAAAGTATTAGATGATATGGTTATACGTGGATACGATAAAAAAGTAAATGGAGTCATGACGCATCAAGAATACTCAAAAGATCACTTAGAAAAAGTAAAACTTGTAGCAACTAAAGTATACAAGATTGCCCTACAAGATGGTTTAGTAACAGAAAATATAGCTTCTCTTATGAAAGTAGGCGGTATCAAACAAAAAAATAAAAAAGAGATATTTACCAAAGATGAAATAACAAAATTATTTAATAGCATACCAACTAATCCACACGCTAGGCATATATTAGTTATGTGCTTTACAGGTATGAGGACTACAGAATACAGAAACCTTACAAGAGACAGTATAAACTTTGAAACTAATACCATCACAAACTTTGGTATCAAAACAAATGAAGGTAAGTCAAGAACTATGTTTATACACCCACAAATCAAAAATATGCTTATGGACTTATGTATAGAATCAAAATCTGGGGTTTTAGCAGAAGTGGATGGCAAAGCAACCACATATGATAAAAAATTCTATGATAAGATTTATTATCTAGCCCTAAAGAAAGCTGGAGTAAAAAGAAAGACACCATATACATGCAGATATACATTTGCAACCATAGCATACCAAAGCGGAGTATCTGAAGTAGCAATTCAAAGATTAATGGGTCACACAGACTTTAAGATAACTGAGCAATCTTATATCCAAGACCTAAGTGACTTTGTGTACGAAGAATTACAAAAATTTAATGTATCGTCCTAATAATTGTCTCCAACCTGTCCCCAACCGATATGTAAAACCATAAAATAACAAAACAAACTATATTGAAATCAAGCCAAACCCAGTTATACCAACACCCATTCATTGCCCATCATCTCCACCAAATAATATTTATACAATAATAAAAGAGAAAATAAGAGAATTTCAAGGAATAAGATTTATAGCTATTCATAAAAAATTGTATAAATAATACCCTTAATATTCTGGTGATGAATACCTTAATCAAAGATAATATTTTTATCTTTCATATTTAGTAAATTTGCAATCTAATAATCATTAGACATATTTAATCCCCTTTCGTATTGTGGTTAATATTATTATAGAATAATGATTAAACATGTCTTCTTTTTTTAAGATAATTGCAAATAATATTATGACACTTAAATCAAACTAAGTTCATGCATAAACAAATCATAAGGAGTTTGATATCCTAGACATTTTCTAGGTCTAGTATTAAGTTCCATTAAGTTTTTTATTAGCTCATTAACAGATATTTTAGTTAAGTCTGTCTTCTTAGGTAATATTCTCTTAATAAACCATTAGAATTTTTACTTCGATCTACCATTGGTAATGCTATATAAAATCTAGTTTTTTCTTTCTACAAATGTTGCTAGACAACACCTTTAGATATAGTGTTTGCTATTTGCCTAGGAGATCACTTCTTATGAAGTTTTTCAGATATGGATTTGGTGATGTTATCATCAGCTTTTGCTTTCCCGCCTTTAGATGATGATTTTTCAACATTATCTTTTTAAGCATAGATAGATTTATATTCATTACTACACCTTTTTAATTCTCTAGATATTGTAGAGTGATAAAAACCTAAAATTTTCGATATTCTTCTATAAGAATATCTTTCTTTACTTAGTATCTCTATTTTATTCTAGTGTCGCATTTAATTTTACAACCTATCTATTAAAAAAGAGAGCTATACTCTTTACCCTCATACTCAAAAGGTTCTGGGTCAAAGTCTTCTAGCTATTCATCATCATAGACCCTACTAGATATCCCTTCAAAAAACGGATACCAGTCGTGCCTGCAATTTACGCCCTTAAATCCCATTACCTCTCCGTAACCTATATCTTCTAGGCTAAGATATTTAGGATTTTCTCCACTTAAAGATACTATTTTGCCCTGCCATTCAGCATGGCTTGGTCTAGCCCCTATATGCGCCGATATCTCCATTAAATCCTGCCCCATATCTTCGGCATTCATTAATGAAATTTCACCAGTTAACTGACTAATTGCCGTTCCTACTATCATCTTGCTTGCACTCTCTAGAGTATAATTCCTGCCTGACTTATCATAATTTATAGACTTGATACCACTATTCCCTAATGAATTTATAAGCTTTCTAATGGCTGTTTTTCTATCAAAAGCACCAGAAGACACCATTAAGACGTGTTTATTAATTTCTTTAGTATAAAACTCTTGCAAGCTGTAGCCTTTACCGTTATATGCCACTCCCATAGAGTTAGTTATCATCTTATTATTATCAAGTAGCTTATCTTTTATCATTCTATTAATTTTTGCTACTCTATCATTCTTTGTGTAGTCCATTAGATGCTTATTTGCTAGCTCATAGGCTTTCTTTTCATCTACATAATACTTTAATACTAGACCTATTAATAACTTCGCTTATTTCTTGATTTATGTCGTTTAAATAAGGTTTAAGCTTTTCTTCTAAGTCCTCATAGCTATAACTATTTTCTATAAGAACTTCCATTTGCCTTTCTGCAATAGCTGTTACTTCATTAGCTTTTCTAATTCTCCTTGCTACATCTTCATATAGCTTTATGACCCCCAC